CATATACAACGCCGACATTTCAAACTCAGACCAAATCTTTTCCGATTGTGCTGGGGTGAGATACTTATTGTTTAGGAACTTCTCCTTGTATTTATCAAAGCCAGCAGCATCACGCTTCTTACCAATGATCTTACGCAACGAGTCGGCTTCCGACCAAGTGAAATCTGCCAGCAACACGGACATCTGCATCAACTGCTCTTGGAAGATCACCGTGCCATAAGTTTCTTCAAGAATAGGTTTTACAATATCATTTGGATACTTAGGCTTAGCGTTACCTTTCTTGCAATCAATATATCTTTGTCCTTGAGATAACAAAGCACCAGGACGAACCAATGCGTTGGACACAACTAAGTCGCTAAAGTTATCAATACCCATTCTCTCTATAAGGTTACGATAGGCTGCAGCATCTGCCTGAAACACACCAACGGTGTTAACATTATTAAAGTTTTCAAACACTTTTGGATCATCAAGTGCCAACGATTGCGCCCTCACATCAATCCCTAGACGCTCTGTAATCTTCGCTAAGCAATCTTTAATCACAGATACGGTCTTTAGACCCAAAACATCTATTTTAATAAGCCCAACCGCTTCGGCATCTTCCATAGCGAAAGCTGTAACCGCCGAACGACCCCCATTTTGGGAATCCTTGCGAGACTCAACAGGACAAACATCGGTCAACGGAACGGACGAAACAACCATGCCAGCCGCATGAACCCCAGCGGTACGAATACGATCTTGCAACCTTGAAGCCAACGGAACAATATCGGGATACTTCTTAATAAAAATCTTTCCCTTATCGGTGGCTTTAAGTTCCTCAATAGTTTCAAAAAACGGCGTGATGCCATTGATCTCGGCAAACGGAACTTGCAACACACGAGCAACATCCTTGACAGCACTCTTAGGTTTAAAAGTACCATAAATAGAAATCGCAGCAACATTATCCTTACCCCAACGAGTGGCAAGATAAGTTTTAACCTCATCACGGCGCTTGTCCTCAAAGTCCAAGTCAATGTCGGGATAGTCATTACGCTCAGGATTAATAAACCGAGCAAACAACAAATCATATTTAATCGGATCAACCTTGGAAATGTCCAACAAAAACGCCAGCAGACTACCGCCAACAGAACCACGACCAGTACCACGACCAATATCATTACTATCAGCCCACTTCACCAAATCCCAAACAATCAAAAAGTAATCGGCAAAACCGAGTTGCTTGATAATCCCCAGCTCCTCATCCAACCGTTGCGTATACACATCATCGGTATACCCCAACTCTTGCAAACGAAACTTTGTAATCTCAGCCAAGTAATCATCCGAATTCATCGCCTTCATAAACTTCGGCAACAAATTCTTCCGCTTCTCCATCCGAGCCGTACACTTCTCGGCAACCTCCATCGTATTCTCCAGAATATCCAAACGATCATAACCCGCATCTTTAAACCAAGAAGCCACCTCATCAGCGCCAGCCACATACGGATTAATATCATCAAACCTAAGATTCCTGTTAGGATACATGTTGTTGATTTTCGCCACCATATCAAAAGAAGGATTATGCAAGCAATCAGCATGATCCTTGGCATGGCGTTGATCGGCTGGAGAGATACTTGGGAACTGGGAAAGCATCAATAGGATCTCTTCGCATCCCTTATCTTTCTTACTAGGAAAGTGACAATCAGCAGTAGCTAATACAGGTCTACCATAAGCGTTTGCTAAATCAATTAACCCGTCATTTAACTGCTTAGGGTTCCATGATTGCATCTCATAATAGAAATCATCTTTAAATATCTTTATAAACTTCTCAGACAACTGCTCTGCCCGAGCCGTATCGCCAGCCATGATTGCTTTAGAGATTGCACTACCCATACAACCCGATAGAGATATGATATCCCCATCAACTAACTCTTCTAATAGTTCAAAGTCAATCCTAGGTTTATAATAGAAATTGTCAGTCCAAGCCGTTTGATTCATCTTAAATAGCTTCTTAAGACCTTCATTGTTTTTAGCCAGCAATATTAAATGGAAACGCTCGCTTCTATCTTCCGAGTCGGACTTGATAGACGGAACGAAGTAAGCCTCTACACCGAATAAAGGCTTTACATTATTGGCTAGGCAGGCATCTTGAAATTTCAATACACCGCCCATTGTGCCGTGGTCTGTAATTGCTGCTGCAATCTGACCGTTGGTGCTTGTTATCTTGGCAATCTCCTCGGGAGTTGACATTCCGTCAAGCAATGAATATTCTGAGTGGCAATGCAAGTGAACAAAATCGGTCACATATTCTCCAAATCTATATCTAGTAGAGAGTTTACTCTATCCATCTGTTTCCAGTAACCAGCATTGTACCATGCATTCTTTAGAAAACATTTGATTCCAGCATCTTCAAGAATTTCAATTTCAGATGGATTATCCTCTACAACAAACATTGGATTTAAACCTTTTATAATATCAACCTTTTCACCAAACTTAGAGAAATATGGAACAGTGGTGCTTATATTCCATTTGTCCAGCCAAGGGATTGTTTCTGCGACTGCAGCAGGTCTTCTTCTTGCAGTAACCACATGAACATCAATCCCTAAATTAAACCAGTAGTTAACTTGAAAGAAAGCATCTTCAAATGGTTTTAAATTTTTCCAAAACAATGCATTTGAAAATAACTTTAAAGCTTCTTCGTCTTGGGTATCTGTCATCAACCAATCTTTATAATCAACATCAACACCGCAAACATATTGTAAATAGTCAGATATGCCTGTGTCTATATCAGCGATAACGCCATCTAAATCCAAAACAATTGATTTATTTTTATAATTCATATTAATTCCTCTCGGTAAATTAAAAAACGCTGGGGCTTTCACCCCAGCGTGTCTTAAGTTCTTTTACCAGCTGTCTTTCATTTCACCAGTGGTTAGGTACATTTGTTGCTTTTCGTATGGCAACAACATATACACCGAATCAAGCTCATGCATTGGCATTGACTTAATAGCATCTGTTTCAGGAGATGTGTCTAGTGGAATTAATGAATAGTTAGTGTCGGATGCTGCCGAACCAGTTCTTGAATACTTATAGAATCTGTCAGTAATAGTTCCAAATTCTTTTGCGTATTCAATCAATGTCAAACCGATATGGCGCTGATTAAATGTTGTATCAAGAACTCGTGGTTCCCATACACCTGGCTCTAGCTCAACCGCAATATTGATAAGCAAATGCGGCTTTGCTCGCCATGCCTTATCAACTGCTGCTTGCTCAGTACCCCAGCAACGGTAGTTGTACTTTTCCATTCCCGATGTAGAAGCGATTCTCCACTTCCAGTTGATTGGTGAAGTGACTACTGGAACATTGATTGCTGTTCCAATTGCTTCGGAAAAGTTTTTTGAGTCTTCTGTCAGTTCTTGACGGAAACGAATTCTGTATGATTGACCAGATTGTACCGTGAAGAATTTCTTCGGACCGCTTTCTTTCTTTGTTACAGACTTTTCAAGGTCTTTTAATGATTTTAATGATGAAAATGACATATTTATGTCCTCCTATAATGTTATGGTTTTGTTATTAATTGCATTTATTATTTGCTCTTTAGTCATTTCGGCAGGGTCTTTAACTCCTTCCGAAACGCTTGCTACCGAGATTTGTTTGCCTCGGCACATCTCTATCATAGCACACCCCATTGCTACGCCTGCATCATCATTGTCACAAAATAAAGTTATTTTATCAAAGAACTTTCTGATCATTTGACCTTGATTTTTAGATACAGCAGCGCCTAAAGTTGCTACAACATTAGGGTATCCAGCTTGATGTACAAACATGGCATCAATACTACCCTCTACGATAATGACAGATTCATGATGCTTAGCGTTATTGATATTAAACAACTCATCAGCACGCTTAAAGCCTTTATTATACAAATACCTAGGCTGTTGTGATGAATCAATTGCTCTACCGATTAACCCACTTACCCGATAATCATACGATCTAACTGGTATGACTACTCTATTCTTTTCATAAGAAAATCCAACTTCAAAATGCTGGAGAGTTTCTACAGTAAGACCTCTTTCAAGCATCGTTGACAGTAGGTTAATATCTTTTTCATAATCTATTGCAAGATTATCTATTGATAGCTCGGTATCCTCCTCAACTGGAGTAAGGTATCTATTTAAATCCTTATCCATCTTAAACTTATCAAACTCCACATGCTTACTGTAAACCTTGCCTGTTAAGTTAAAATACAGTTGTCTAAAGTTACCTTTCTTACCACAGGAAGGGTTAAAGCACTGCCATAGACCAGTTTTTGCATTGATGTACATAGCAGCACTATGAGTGTTCTTATGGAAAGGACAGTAGACATTTAATTCTTCACTGCTGGCGCTCTGAATCGCCACATTGTAAGTATTAAATAATGATAAAATATCCTCTTCTAGCGAGCTAGATAAGAAGTTTGAATTTGTAGACATCTCTACCTTGAATGTAATCTGTTCTTAGGAATGTTTTGTCAAAGTTACCATAGACATCTCTAGCCTCATCTTCCATCCACGGTCTCAGTCTGTTCAATGTTTCTATATCAACAACTTCTCCTCTTACAATAACCTTTTTGCCTAAATGTCCCACTCTTCTACCCACTTTCCTGTTTCTAGGTTCCATCGCAAATAAAAACCAAAGTGCGATGCTCTTCTTACTTTTCTTGATACAACTTGAAATAGATCAGAAGACAAATCTCTGTGTATTGCAAGAACAAGATCTGCGTCATAAGCCAATTGCTTACTCCATGCTACTTCTTCAAGCTCTGGCGGTCTCTCAGAGTGTCCGTCTGCCATTGTAACGGCAGCAACATCTATGATAGGCAGTCCATTCTTAACAGCGATTCTCTTAAAAGCTTTAGAAAGGTTCTTTGCTTTTTCAGTTTCATTCTTAGCACCGCTTGAATCATCAAAAAGGCTGTGGTAGTCAAGAATTACCATATCGGGGTGATACTGGTCAATCTTAGCCTGCACCATGTTTTGATCTGCCGAGTCAAGACCTTCGGATGTAACCAAGTGGATAGCATGCTTGCCTTCAAATGTAGCCTCTGCCCACTTTTCATATGAATCAACAATGTCAGGGTTTGCTTTTACAAGATCGGTATTAGTAAAGTGACCTTCACCATTGTTAAGCAAAGTATCTAATCTCTGTCCCTCTTGTTGCTTATTCATCTCCAATGAGATAATAAGTGGTCTATAGCCAGCCTTCCATGCATTAACTGCGAACAGTCTTGCAATAAACGACTTGCCAACACCAGTCCAACCGAGCAGAACAATAAAGTCTCCAGATTGCCAACCCCCGAATACTTTATCAATAACATCAATACCGCTAGGGATTCCAGCAATAGCTTTAGGGTTTAATGATCGTGCTCGTAGACTTTCTACACGGTCTTTCCACTCGCCAGCAAGATCTGTATCTTTAAGGTTTGAAGAGAACTTATATAGCTTAGATGACTCTTCCATTAAGAAAGATATTGCATCCTTAGGACCAGCCTCATTAATTAGATTATGAGCCTTAGCGACAATACCTCTAGCTTGGTATGCCAACGACTCTCTCTTAGCCTCATCAATGTAATACTTAATAGGCTCTGGAGTAATGATAAACTCAAAATCCTGGTGATGTTGCTTGATTGTTTCCTTTGACGGTACTTTGCTATGTGTTTCGTAGTGAGAAACTATAAAATTCCAAACATCACGGTATTCAAGAAATACATTCTCAACACCGCCATTCACCGCCCCTACATAATCTTGAGTATCAACAATTGAATTCAGAAGTCTAACTTCGTAGTTCATTACGACTCCAATCTTTTCTTCGTTTCTTGGACAATGGATTTAAATTTATCATTAGATTTCTTATCAAACTCTGCTTTATCAACAAAATTTCTTGATTCTATTGCAAAATCAAATATCAAAAATGGACCAGTTCTATTTTTGATAAAATATTCTATCCCAGTAGAGAGGTTATCTGTTTTATAAAACTTAGATAAAGCATCTGCTACCGCCTCTTGTCTAGGAGAATCTGGAATAAATAACTTACTGTGCTTTTCGCAACAGCTTTTGAAGAAGTCTATCAGTTCTTGACCAGTTGTTATCATTTTCTTTTTTTGCTTTCTTCCATGTTTCTAATAAAATATCATACTCGGAGAAACCGCCATTTACGCCATAAGCAGGATTTGATTCCCACATATTTAATAGACATTCTTTTCTTACTGTACAGGATTTGCAAACATTTTTGGCATACTGAACATCGCTGTACTTATAGGAAAACCAATATTCACCATTGGCATCTATTGCGCAAAGGGCTAGGTCTCGCCAAGATGTCAATTACTTTTCTGCATCAAGTTCTTGGAGCTTTGCTTCAATTTGTGAGTCAATAGCATCCCACAATTTATTCCAAGACTGATCGTCATCAATACTGGTGCATACAACTCTCGCACCAGCGTCAAGACGAAGTGATTCATAATTTCCTAAGTTCTTCGTAATACCAACCGAAGCCCATAGTTCAACTTGATTCTCATTTAGCTGTGTCATTTTTATCTCTTTCCTAGTTTTATTTTTTGGGATATTCTAATTACTCTTGCTTGTGCTTGCCCAGTAGTAACTGGTCTCCCTGGGGTTCTCCCACTGAAGAATGTTACCATATCATAGACATCTTGTCTTTCATAGTAGCGCCAACTTTTGTAACTTTCACAAGTTTGGCTGAATTTCTTTCCACTTGGTATCAACTCTCGTTTTTCATATTTACGAATAGTATCGGGTCTTTTTTCAACAATCTTAGCTACTTCACCAATGGTATAAATTCTGTGCATAATTAACTCAGCACCTTCATACGGCATGATAATTTCTTCTTTTGTCGTTAAATCAATAACATAAATTTTATTAAGATTTTTTGTTATTTTTTTAATCTTTACAATTGTATCTGAATACTTGTAAAATTTATTTAAAATTATTTTCGTCTGCAAATTCATAGCGTTCCTCTATTGTTTTAAAACTAAAGGCTCTTAGTATTTTATTCAACTTCCTTACTTCAATGTCTGCGCTATCGGAACAATTTATACATGTTATATCTACCCAATTTTTCTGCATGGCATAATATTGGCTTCCGATCATCTTTTTACCACCACAAAAGGTGCATCTAAAGTCTTTCAATTTAATAACTTTCATTAGTTTAACCAGCAATTATATTCTGCTGTTACCATGCCTTTCTCGGGGTGAACAAAGTAAAGCGACTGAGATGGTCTGCCAGCAGCAGCAAGTACTTCTGCAGCATATGTATTGACCGACTCGGGGCTGCCTGAGATTCTCAACTGAACTGTATTGAATGTCATTTTGGTAGGAGTGTGGAAGTGACCGATATAGATATCATCAAAATCCTCATTTAAAGCACCAATCTTCCAGCCGTATGCTTTCTTTTGGAATGTATGAAATGATGAAAGGCTATTAAACTGATCACCATGACATAGCAAAGCTTTGTAATTACCAATCGTGTCAATAGCATACCAATGCCTCTCTCCACGACCATCTGGTATTTCAAACTTGATTCTTTTTTCTTTTTCAAACATCAGCTGAGTAATGCGGTAAAGCATTCTGTCACCATTGGTTTCAGGATCATGGTCTCTTCTTGCACGACCACCGATAGAACCATGATTACCAATAACACCGACAAATGTTACCTTTTCAAAATTCTCCAACATCATGTTAATAAAGTTCTTCATAATGCGTGGACCATCAACAGTAATCTGTCTATACAGACCGCCATCAATTAAGAATGATTGACCAGGAAATATAAGCTCCCCTTCTATAATGTCACCAAGAGCCCAAATTCTTAACTCTTTGACTGGGTGATCTTGTCTTTGAATATTGGTTAATTCAACAATCTTCTCCGCAAACTTATAAATTCTTTCTTCGCAGACAAGGGAATTATAATCTGGAGTAATTTTAGCTAATTGCCAGTCTGCGATTACAGCGACAGCAACTTCTTCTCCACCTTTTTGTTTCTTAAAGACTGGCTTTGCAATTGGCTTATTCTTATTATCAGCAATATCTTCTTTCACTGCTTGATAAACAGCACTCGCTAAATCGTCATTTTTTGTTTTAAGTTTATTATATTCCTGTTGCAACCTAGTGAACGCTATACGCAATTCAGGGTCTGATACGGGGGTTTCCCCAGTTACTGGATCTTTAGGCACTTGAAATAGACCTTTCTCTCGTCTAAATTTGCACAAACCAGAGCTGTCAATTGATCTACGACATTCTTTATCTGCGTATTTATGGTTAGCTGTATGTGGTTCAAATTGCTGATCGCAATTTTCTGCTTGGCATATTTTCATAAGGTTAATTGTACACTATTTGAAACAGAATTATTGCAATTTAAGATTTTTTATAATTTCTTTTTTGCTCTCACGAGCCTCTTTATTTCTTTTTTGCATATTAACTCTCATCTTTTCACGATGACCTTCTGTTGGTTTCTTACCTTCTCTATGAACAGCACTATGCTCTGCAACTGTACACAAGAACAAATTGGTAACACGATTATCTGCCTTAATTTCATTAATATGGTGAACAGTTTCCCACGGTTGCAGTAATCTATTTAAATATTGCTCAAACACCGATCTATGCTCGTACACATAACCTTTAATGCTAAATGGGTGATCTGGGTTTAATATCCGTACATAACCTTTGTCATCTATATACTTGCCGCCGCCATAATTAGGATTATGTTCACCAGAAACAACTCTTAGTGACCAAGCTATGTCTTGCCGTTTAGAAGCTAGCTCACCCACGGTTAGACGCTAGCGCCAACATCTTCAACTATTAATTGCAACTTCTCAGTTGAGGTTGGGTTTACACTAATTTGTGGAGCATTAGTTGCTCCAGATGTTCCAAATATGCGAGATACAGATGCAGAAAATGAATTAGCATTTAAGCCAGCACCACTTTCAAGATATATTGAATATGTCCCAGCACCAATTCTTCCATTATCTTGCTTAAATGTTGCACCACTGGTAGCGACATTAGCATTTGCTGCTGTATTGTAAAAAATATGTGGTGATGGGGTAAAATTCCACTCCATTACTGGACTAGTTGCGCTATAACCAGCTTGCACGGCGTTGAATATCTTTAATGTCAAACGGCAATCCTCTGCGCCCTTGCCTAGAACCGTAAACCCTGGGAAAACGCAAGTAACTTTATAGTATCTATTGGAGTCAATGGTAACTCTCTTATCAGCATCCCCGACTGGGTTTGTAAGGGCTAAAATTTCAGTGTCCGTGTTTGAAATATTAGAAACAACATTACCCGTTGTTAATTCAATAAACTCAAGAACACCTGCTGGTTTGGAGTCGTTTGCGTCACGAATCTGCTCTAGATTCATTGACATTTGAGCAAGCCTGTCTGAGCTCAAAGGTGTTCCGTCTGTCCATGATACAAATGTATAGTTCTCGTAAGCCATTTATCTATTATACCTCATTTCTGTTGTCGTATGTATTATATAAAGCTTAACCATATATAGTACAGCTATTAGTTACTTTCTAACTCCACCACTTTTTGTTCTAAAACTTCTACTTTTATACAGAGTTCTTGGATAGCTTTAGTCAAAAGAGGTGTAATTTTTGAATAGTCAATACCCCAAGGGTCCTCCCTCACTAGGTCAATATCTTGCTCTGAAGCGTCTATCCCCACACCGACTGCATCAGGGTAGACCTCGTAAAGCTCTTGAGCAAAAAACCCAAGATGCTCATTACCTTCATCATCTAAACTCCATTTATACAATCTAGGTATCAAGGTATTAATTACGACAATAGCATCGTAAGGTTTATCTACATTGATTTTTAGCCTGCTATCCGAAGTGGTCAGATAGTTGACACCAGTTGCACTAGTCTGATTTATAGAACCGATTACATTACCTGATTGGTAGCCTGCTAAGGCGAAGGCTAGATATCTTTCGTTGTTAGGACTTATCCTTTCACGGTTAAAACGAATTTGTGCTGGACCGCCCACCCCCCATCTATCCATTTCTATAACACCCATTTTAATTTCAGTCTTATTTTGTCCGTCAGATGCTTTGAAAAATGGGGCATAGATAATGTTATTAAATGTATCTAATTGCATTTCACCGCTCAAACCAGGACCAGAACCATTTGTTAACCCAAAGTTATTAAAATAAAAGTTACCAATTCTACTGCCAGTTTCAGCACTAAGAATTCCTGTTATAGTTGCACCAGTTGCGGATAAATCTCCAGCTGAACTGACACTGAAATTACCGTTGGTGATTTGACCATTACTATAGAGGGAGGTGGAGCCAGCAGTAATTGTTGCACCAGAAATTGTTCCACCAGAAATTGTTCCATTTGCAGTGATTGATCCACTAAATGTTCCACCAGAGGCGTTAATTGTTCCACTGATATTTGCACCTGTTGCTGTTATATTCCCCCCAGCAGTTACATTAAAGTTGGTACTAGATATTGCTCCAGTATTGCTAATAGCAATGCCTGGAGTGCTAACTGAAGATGCAGTTACAGTTCCTGAAATAGTTGCGCCAGTTGCGGATAAAACTCCAGCTGCGCTAACACTAAAATTACCATTTTGAATTTGACCGTTGGAATACAGTGCAAAATTATTGGCAGTTAGATTACCAGCATTGCTAATATTAACACCTGGGGTGGTGAGAGAATCAGCCGTAATAGTTCCTCTAATTGAAGTATTTGAGAACACAGCATTACCAGCACTAGTTATAGCCCAGCCTAATGACCCCTGCCCCGAAATAACGCCGTTAGCTTCAATTGTTCCATCAAAGTTATTACTTCTGATCACATTGTTAACCAGAACAAGGTTTGCAGATAATTCTTCTGCGGTGATAGCTCCCGTTACTATATGGATTGTCTCAATTGAGTTAGGAGATAAACGAATTCCACTTGGACCAAGCACATCTGTTTTAATAACATTTGAAATAACAGTTTTTAAATTATTAAAATTATTTTGTTGTTTTATTTGTCTTTCATTTGACCCAGCAAATCCAACAATAAAATCGTAAATGGAATAGGCTTCAGTAGCTATTAACGCAGAAGATGTTCCATTATGATTATGACCACCACTATAGAAAAGTATAGAGCCTTCCGAAACCCCTCTTGAATAAGCCATTACACGACCTTCCTTGCAACTATTGATTGTGTTGCTCCGCCATTAAAGGAAAAGTCAGCACTAATAACCCAATAGTCTCCATCTATTATATCAAATGAATCCATTGAGGATATTCTTATTCTATCTCCAAGCTGTAATTTAGGCAAAGGCATTATGGTCAAATTAAGTACAGGGACTGGCTCGCTCATTTTGTTTATTATAAAAGTAGCCAAAGATTGAGCGTAATCTAGGTCAGTAATGAATTGGTTTTCTATGATTACTTCTTTTAGACCATATCTCCTGATATTATCATCAAGAGTAGCTTTCTTTTCTTTAACATCCCCAGTCTTGTCTGTTACAACCACTGGTATTCCAGCTATAGAGGCAAAGTGGGCTTCATCGGTAAGTGGGTTTTTACCTTCAACATAAACGATTTCTCCAGAAACCACATTATTTGAAGCAGCAAGAATCAATTTAGCACCAAATGGTGTTGGATTATATTTAATTAAATCTATCTTTGCTGGCTTAGTCAAACTTAAGTTTGTAATTAAGGGGTTTTCAACTTTAAAAGCTGGGGCTTTATCAAACAATAAGTCATAGTTTTTCACTTCACGAACTAAAGCCCCCGATGTATGTGAAGCGGCAGGAGTGTCAAATTGCGCTCTCTCCATTGTTATAAATGAATTACTTGATGTGTTACTATACTTTACAATCTCATCGTCAATCATCAAATAACCAGATTTTGGAAAGAATGGGCTATCTGTTGATGTCACATTCATACTGGTGGAAGAATTAGATATGTTTGACGAGAGCGATGTCACTCCCAGTGTAGTAGGGTCTTCTGCTCGCCACAATCCTTGTTTAAAAATTAAATTATTTGCAATACCGCTAACTTTAATAACAACCTTATTTGTTTGCAATTGAACATTGTAACTTGCTTCAATTATATTTGTTGAATCGTTAAGTGTGTGCTGAGTGTTGGCATGTTGATCAATAGATGATTCAAAGAATCTATTGTAATGCTCGTATCTAGCAATCTCTCTTTCGTCAATATAGAAACGACCAAGATCGGCTAGGCTGATATCGTCTATTATTGATTGAACAGTTGCATCATTACCATAGATAAACGGCATGACTTGAGCTGGTTGCATTTGTGTTTCTATGTAATGATTTAGAACATCCGCCTCGGACAAACAATTATTGTATAAAATAAACTCATCTAAACATAAACTTCTAATGCTTGCAGGTGGTGACTCTACTCCAGCCGCAAATGTTGCCCCTCTTCCGCCAAATGTTAAACTCTTTGATGCCCATGAGATAGGAGTCCCCTCTATCACCTCTGTATCTTTCAATACACCGTTGATAAAATACTTAAGCTCCCCAGGCTCATAAGTAACAGCGACATGGCTGAATGAACTATTGGAAAGAGCAGTGTTGGAAGAGACAGTTTCTGTCATAACAACTGAGTTTGCCGCTAAAGTCTTAATTTTAAACCCATTACCTGATGAGTTATTGAAAAATTCAAACCCAGATGTTGATGATGAATTATTCCAATTACTTACATACTCACCATCGGAAGAAAAAGATCCAGCGTTAAATTTAGCAAACATCTCTATTGAGAATTCACCAGTGTGGATTGAACTTGATGTGTTTGAGAAATCATAAGAAGAATGGTAAGGAAGCCGTAGATATGAATTTGATTCAAGTAAAATGCTTCGGCTATCTTTATCAGAGACAACACCAGATGGCTCTGATATTTTCACACTCCCAATATATATCGCATCATTCCTTCTTGCAGACCTTTCAATTATATTGACATTCGCAGTAGGAGTCCATGAATTAGATGAAAATGTTAAATAAGATGTTTCACTTTTAACACCAATTTTATCGTTGGCAACCATTGAGTAACATTCTGAAGCAGCAACATAAGACAATGTACTGTTATATTCTGTACTCAACGATATTGTAAACAATTCACCTGTAATCTTTTGCTCTGTAAAGAATTCAATTCTCAATTCGTAAGGTTGACCTGCCGTTAAATAATACTCGTCTGATGAAATTACAACTTCTGCGTTTGACCCAGAATCAACGACATACCATTTATCAATAATTTTTTCTTTGTTTAAATAAACACGAACTCCGCCTTTATTAATATCAATAACAATAGCTCTATTACCAGTTTGGTCTGGAACATAGTAGCCATCAAAAACTCCATTGAAGTAACTATCAACCACCGTGTTGGCTATTGATGTAAATTGACCAGATGTATATCTCAACGCATAAGTATTGCTTGTTGATATTTGCTTTGTAGTTGTCGTTAAAGATGGAGCTATGTAGCCCCTGATATCCAAAGCTTTTTCATATGTTGATAAATTGCGATCATTAGCATCAAGCTTAATATCCCTGACCGAATTAAGATCTGTATCTGGTATTTCAACAAAGCGAGCCCGTAGCGATGTAGAAACAATTCTTGCAGAACTAGCTCTGTCTACGCTTTTCTCATCAAAACCCAAATGCAAAATAGCCCCATCTTTTACAGATGTTTTTCTAGGATTCAATAAGTATTCTATGTCAGCTCTTGGATAATTTGTCATTAATAATAAATGTTCTACCGCTTCTGCGACTGTAGATTCCTGAAGTAAGAAACCTTTAGTCACCATTTTTTCATTACCGAACTTACTTCTGTCGGTAAGTGATGCGCTAACAACCATGCTAGATGAGGAGCCCTGCCATTCGTCAACATAAAACACCCCATACGGAACATATTCAAATATATCAAAAACTATGGCAGCGCCAGCGGTATGAGCTCTACCGATAGTTCCGCCGTAGCCTCGCTGGATCACATCAAATGAGTTTCCAGTACCTTTCCTAGCCAATACTCTTTCTTTATTTATTGTTCCATCATCAATAGTTAAAATATAATCATTATTACCACCGCCTGCAGGGAAGCCTGCAACGCTGTTGACACTCCAGACTGTGGAGGAACTAGTTATTGTATTTGAGAGGACTGCATTAACCACGACATTTGTTGATGGATGAATCTCCCATCCAGCATAAATATGAACCCTGATATCTTTTTTCATATATTTGCCAAATGAAGACGAGGAATTGAATAAATTAAAATCCTTTTCTGTATTATCAAAGCTTAATGATGCTGTTGAGCTTCCAGTTCCAGCAATTGGCAAACTGGTTTCATGGACATCTCTCACCTTAGAAACACCAGAGTCAATAACATAGTCAGTCATATCAACCTGGTATATTGGAGATACTTCGTTTACCCTTGCGTAATCTAGGGGGTTCTTTGTCGTATAAATAGTTAAGACAATTTTATTAATATCATTTGAAGTTACCCCTTCAAGAAAATGCTCGTGATAATATAATTCGTCTGGTATTTCTGCATCCTCATTGTATATTAAGTTTACTGTTTGATTATATGCTTTAATATTATATGATTTAATTTGACCATTATATTCAGATGTTATAATTTTTAATAGATTGACTTTACGCTCTGTAAAAACATATGTCAAAATAACTGGATCAGTAAACCCGTATCCATTAAGCGTAGCATGGGTATTTGACAAACTTTTGGTTGATGACTGATATCCAAATTCGTAATTATCATCCTTATTTGCTGGAAGACAATGCCATTGACCATTTGCTGTGATTACTTTGCCATTAATATCTTTTGCATCACACACACCCCATGTAAATGACTGGCGTTCTATGCCATTAATTGACTCATTTGGAGTAAAATAAAAATCCCTCTGCCTAGACTGATTAAACTGCACTTCTTTATTTGATAGAGATCTTCCATTGGATAGCATCCCTGTAGCATTAAGAATTACAGTTGCATTACTTAGTTGCGAGACAGTATAATTACTTGAAGCAATTTCAACATTAGCGTTTTTTTCAATATGCCTGCTGTCCAGCCAATCAACTAGGATGAGTGGTTTGATTCTTTGAGAAATCGCAGATGAAGCGGAGTTAAAAGAGTCTGAAATTTGTTTGTCATATAAGCCGTATTGGAGCATTTAAACTTCCTCTAAACTTATTGAACAATCCCAAAAATACACACCATTTTCAATATCTCTTCTGATTAAAGTTTCGCTATAATCTTTCACTAATACATTATAACTCGTTTCAGTGTATGGAGTTGTCCCAGAATCATCTAAATTTATTATTTTAAGAACATGCGATCTGGGGTCGGATGCTATATCCTTTATAAAGTCCCGACCTTTTTTGCCATCAACAGTTGATGAGTTGGAATTAGGGAGCCAAGACCATGACAAATTAAAAGTCCTTCTTGCAGCCCTAGATGAAGACTTATAGTATCTACTGGATCGGTTATTCCAGTTCTTTACTTCAGTAAAGATCGGCTCAACACTCATATCAATAGTTCTATTATGATTGGTTATCGGGGACTCGTCCAGCAAAAGGAAAGTTCTAATTAATGAATCATCAATATTTACAATCCCAGCAATTGCCGATGTAGCAAACTTTACTGCTGTAGCAGATACTGACCCCACATTCTGCAGGACTATCTTGATTGTTATTAGAATTAGTTTACCAGCAACTGACAACGATACATTTGAACTTAACGCAGTAGACGCAAAGATTATCTTCCTTGGTATTGCAGATAAATTAGACGATACAACCACATTAGCGGCACCACGAGCTGTTTTTACCATAGATGTAACAATTGAAGCCGCCGAGCTTATTGCAGATACAGCCAGTGCTGTTTTCACTGCTAACGCCGCAACACTTGTTGTGCAATTTATTGCAGATGAAGCATATGCTATTTTTGTACTTGACGCAGTTAGTGAAGAAGTTGCACTAATAACAATTAACGCCCCTTCCCTAATATTTGTGCCAACGGTTGCAGTTGCTGATAGTAAGTCAGAAATATTTGCCGAAGCAAGAACCATTCTTGTAGCGGCAACTGTTGCCGTTGCATCAGCAGATAAATTTGCCGAAATAGATAACAATCTTATTGCATTAACTGTAACGCTAATATCACCAGCTACCGCAATAGATACTGCTTCAACATCATCAGCAGTAAAGAAATCTACACCACTATTAAGAGGTTCGCTAAAACTATAGAAACTGTCTGCCATGTTTAGCGCTCCTTCAATGTCAATGAGACATCATAATAAGTACAACCAGTTTTTAAATCTCTTCTAATAACCGATTCGCTATAGGAGTCAACATAGCAGGTGTATTCCGTAAGACCAGCGTTCGGTTCAAGCTCAACTTGGACAGAAGCCGTTGAAGATGTATTTGCCAAGTTAAACAAAAAAGTCCTGCCAGCTTTACTGTCAACTGATTTATCAACTTTGTCTGGAAGATACGACCAAGTTATTTGAAATGATCTCTTATTAGTTGTGAAGAATCTTCTTCTATGACCAGATGCAAGATCAACATCATTAGCCGCAATCTCTTCGGTTATAGACAGCTTTCTTCCATGCTCTGTAATAAATGTTCCATTTATTTTGAATAAAGAATTAGTATTCATTATAGACCTTTATTAATCCCGTTGTATGTGCTTACAACTCTGCTTTGCACTCCAGCAGCTTTTTGATTTCTTGGCAAAACTTTTGTGTTGTAGTCTTTCATCATTCCGTTAAACCACTCTGGCTCACCAATGAAATTCTCAACAAAGATATTTACATTTTGCGTTGAACTAGACGCAGTTCCAGATTGTGCGTATTGTGGAGCATTAATTCCAGCACCTGGCATGTTGATTCTAGGAACAGATGGCATGCTCGGCAAGTTTGGCTTTGAAAGCTTATAGTTATTCAATCTTTCTAGCGTGTCAGTGCCAATTCTTTGCACAGCTTTATGATTAATAACATATTCCCCTCCGTGCAATATCGCTGGGATACCTTGTTGAACTGGACCGTTTGTCATACCACCAGTACCATACGCCATTCCACCCTTCATGTACATTCCAACTTTTCCGCCGCTATACAGAGTAGGAATTTTTGGAAGAGGGATAAAGTCGCTTACCTTCTTTCCTCCAATGAAAGGAAGTGGGATTCCCAAGATAGTCTTCGGGAATGCGAAATTACCGAGCAGGTCAACAGCCCTGTTGAACAACCCACCGATACTATTAACAACTATCTTGAACGCTTGCGGTATTGCTGAAATTGCAGATGAAATGAAATCAATAGCTCCACCAATTACACTCTTGATTGCACCTCCGATCTTAGAAATAATCGGCTCTATAACACCCCATACTGTGCTGAATGCAGTTTTTAATCCATTCCATACGCCTATTAAATTTTCAATTACAACTTGTATCTTTTCCTTAATGAACCCGCCAATACTGCCAATTACACCCATGATGAAATCTTTTGTATTAGTTAGCGCAGCTACAAATAAGTCCCATCCTGCTTTGATTAAGTCAATTGCTAAACCAATTCCACCTGTAATAGCATCTTTAATAAAATTAAATATCGGCTCAAGGAAAGTCCAAGAAATTTGTATCCCCTGCCATAACAAATCCCATACAAATTTTACATCGTCAATTGCTTGTTTAATTACCTTTCCAATAATATCCGCCATCAAGCCAAATATTGGACCTACCAAGTCCCAACCAGCCTTGATACCATCCCACAAGAAACCAAATATTTTCTTTAGACCTTCAACTTGTGTTGAAATTATATTCCCAACAATGTCCATAATCCAATCAAACACTGGCTTAATAAAATCGTAACCAGCCATAATGCCGTTCCACAGAAGGCTAAATGCAATTTGTAGTATTTCAACATAAGTCTTAATTACATTTCCAACAGTGTCTGCAATCCAATCAAATACTGGCTTTATAAAATCGTAACCACTAGTTATTATTCCCCAGAAAATACTAATTGCATCACCAAGTATTTGGAAAGCGTTTGTTGCAACATAACTAATAACATCCCAAACTTTTGAAAACGCTGCTCCAATCCATGATGCTACTTTCTTCAAAGTATCCCACAGCAGAGGAATAACAAAACTTAAGTAATCCCAGTACAGAGAAGCAGCTTTTTTCAGCACTCCCCAGGCTGCACCAAATGCTGTGCCAATCCATGATGATACTTTCTTCATAACTTCCCAAACAACATCAATTGCAGACTTAAACCCATCCCATACGCTTGAGAGTATTGGACCAAGATTATTTTTTACTGTATCAAATAACCACATAATTGCTTCATACGCTATAACAACTGGTGCGGTAAATATTAACCACAAACTACCAATGTTCTCATGCCACCAATCAACAAACCCCTTAACTTTATCATAAATAAAGTCCCATGCTGCAACAGCTACATCTTTAATTATATTAAACGCCCCTACGAGACCTCCAACAATAAATTCAGCAAGATCAATAAGGGCACCAACAACTTTCTTAATAACATACCATGTAGATTCAAGAACAATCTTAATTGTCCATGTTGCAGCAATTGCCGCTACCAAACCAAGCAATGCAGCTAGGCGAGCAAAGAAGACTACAATTGGATTAGAAGCAATAGCCTTGAAAACATCAAACAGAACATTAAATACCCCAACAATAATATCAATTGCAATCTTTATTGCACCCACTGCTATATCAATTACTGTATTTAATATTTCAAACGGAAGGGCTATTAACTTAGCTATAGCGCCAATACCAATTTCAACTATTGGTGTAGCGATATCAAATATTTTTGAGAAAATATCAATAATAAAACCAGTTACAGAAAACAGTGGACCTTTTATTTTGTCAAAAATATTTACAATTACGACAACAATACCGCCAGCAAAAGCAACTATTGCGCCAATAGCAATTCCAATAGCAATTCCAATTTTACCCAAAAGTTCCATTATAGGATCAGCAATAGTCTTAATACCATCCCCGATAGCCCCCCAGAAACCCTTGAACAAGTTAATAAAGCTATCAACGAAGCCCCCGATGTTATCTTTTAGGGCATTAAATCCATCAACAAAGAAAGAAATGATTTTCTTAAAGGTATCTTCAACAATTCCACCAATTGCACCCCAAACATCTTTCATGAAATCTAAAGCATTTTGTACAAAATTTTTGACAGCATCAAGTGAATTACTTACCCCTGTCTTTATTCCATCCCATACGAAACCAATAACGGTTCCAAGCGCTTCCCAAGCGGCTATGAAAGCGCCATTAACAAAATCTCTAAATCCTTTAACCTTGATATAAAGATAAATGAATAATCCAATAACTATTCCGACTGCAGCGACTATGGCTGCTGCCCCTATTGATACCGTTAAGAGCGCACCAGCAATAACGCCCATAACAGTTGATATAAATCCAAACACTGCTTGCAGTACAAAAAATCCAGCAATAGCGCCAACTGCTCCTAATATTGCAGTCTTAACAGCACCTAATTGATCAGCCAAGCCAATAGCAGCATCTTTAATTCCGCCAAAGAAACCGCCGCCAGATTTCTCGGTACCACTATCGCTAACAGGCGGGGTAATCTTATTTCTGTCAGCCAGCCCCCTACCTCTTCTGATTTCAAATCTATCATAAGCAGACGGAACATAGGAAGCCTCACCAGGAAGAGCACCGCCAGCTGGCTTCTTTGCCTCATCTCCACCACCACCAGATTGTTGCTCTCTGCTTACTTCAATCAAATTGATATCTGAAGCGATTTGCTTTATTTCATCAAACAATCCCGTCATGTATTTCTTAACATCTTCTAGACCAGCAAGCGCAGGTCCAAATATTGAAGCAAAATCAGCTTCAGAAGTAGCTTCAAATATTTTCTTAAAATCATTCCAAAGAGTACCCTTTAGCCCAACAAGTTCTCGCTTTAGAGAATTAACCATTTCAATTAGAGCAAGACCAGCAGCTTCAACCCATAAGTTTGCTGGGATAATCCCTGAAATATCTGCAGTCACTGCAGAACTCCAAGGAGTTACGAATTGTGCAATTATTCCATCATTGAATGCAGTTTTAAAAGCATCTGGCAATCCAGTAGCCAGCATGTATGCAGCACCAAGTATTGATGTTGAATTAGCTGTTCCGTTCGCTGCACCAAACTTAGATTGCGCCTCAGCGACTAACGCATCCATTGATACAGTGAACATACCGATTGATGAGTCAGTGTTATCTCTAATTGCAGTTGGTAACGCCAGCATTGAGGTTGAGAATGTACTTGTTATTGCGTCAGAGAATGTTTGAGATGCACCGCCTAATCTTGAAAGCAGAGTTTTAAATTCATCTTCAGTAGAGAAACCGACAGTTTTAATCTTTTCAATTTGATCATCAAAATCTCTAAACATTTTTTCATATTCTTTAGCAAGCAGGTCTTTCTCTCTTGCTATTACAGCCAAAGCTTTATCTCGCTGTTCCCCTTGTAGAGTTTTGAGCCTAGAAAGGTCTAAGTCTTTCTCTTCCTTAACCGACTCGGATTTTGATTTCTGACTTGCTAAATCAAGTGAACGAACATCTTCGGTTCTACCCTCATAGACGGCAACTTTCCTTTCTCTTAAGTAATTTTCTTGATCAAGAGCTCTTGTCTTGATAAGCAATCTCTTCTTTTCTTCATATTCAATCTTGTCAGTTAGTCTTTCTTCTGCATCAGCAAGTTCCTGGATAGCATCAGCTTGATTATCAAATGCTTCCAGTGCTTTATCTCTTTGATCCTCCAATCCCCTCTTAAGGGAATCTACATATTTATCAACCGCTGCGTCAGCTTTGCCAAAGAAGCCATCAGTAAATGTCTTCTTAATATCTTGCATTTTCTTCATCATTCCCTTAGCAGCAGCAGCGCCAAGAGCTTCACCACCAGATTTTGCAACATCTGCGTTTTTCTTTAAAGATTCCTGTATTGCTGTTTTCAAACCATCTGGATCACCAGCGGTGCTGGCGAGTGCTTTATTAATTCCTTGACCTATCTTTTTGGCATAAGATTTATCAATTGAATCCATTCCCTTTCTAATAAAACCAGCCATCCCACTAGCTGCCGAACCCATGCCATTAGCAACTGACTTACCAACACCAGAAGCCCACTTATCAATTTCAGCGTCACTCTTTGTTAGAGCTTTTGATGCTGCAAAACCAGCAAGTGAAAGACCTACCAAGGCAGCGCCAGCTGTTGCAATTGCCGCACCCATGCCGAAGAATGGGATTAACGCTATTCCTATTCCAGTTATGATAGATCCAAAGAACAGACCAACTTCCATCCCAAATTTCCCAATAAGATTAAGCATCTTTATGCTTGCTTTTGCAACCGCTCCGATTACAGTGCCAATAATTCCACCCATGTGTGGAAGTAATTTAGAAAGACCATCAAACAACTTCGCCATAACATTAAGACCTTCGTAAAGCAAGCTTTGGAAGAATGCAGACATGTTCTTGCCAGCGCTTCCGTCTTGACGCATTGCTCCACGAATTGCTCTACCGAGCAAGATAAATCTATTGACCAATCTTATAATGACTGGACCCAAAGTATTCTTTACAAACCTTTGACCAGCGCCCTGGGCAAAATTATTAAATGCTTGCGATACAGACTTGAATGCCCGTGCCATAATATATAGGGCTCCAGCGGTTTTCTGTGTTTGGTTTGTAGCACCAGTAAATCCACCAAACGCATTTATGATATCCAGAATTGGATTTGCAAGTGCAAGGATGGCTCCCTTAACCAATACAATTCCTTCTTTAAACAACTTTAAAGCCGCTGAGTTATTAGTAGTCCCTCTCTTCAATTGAATAAAGATTGCAGTAATAAGCAAAACCACTGGGGCTATCAAGAACAGAGCAGCGTTAAGTTTTATCACGATAGCTACAACACTCAATACTGATTTCAAAATCCCGCTAAATGCAGCCTGTATTCCAGCACTAAGACCTGTAAAGGCATTTAACCCGACCAATGATTTTCGCAAGAGACTTGTTCCAGCAGTAAGACCGCCGATGGCTGCTTTCGCAGATGCCAGTCGTGCCCCTGTGTTGGCGAATATGTTTAAGTGTGCAATTCCTACCCTTAAAGACTTAACAAATGTCATCATTCCAGCAGTCAACATGAAGGTCCAAGCCTTTGTTAATTTACTTCTTTGCAAACTAATAAGGAATGCTTTCATTTCTACATTAACAGTTGAACCTAATATCTTACCCAGTTTTCCAAAAGCCCACGCCATATCACCTGTGATAGTCTTAGTTACAAGACCAGCGGCACCCATTGATTTAATTGTTGTGATTGTTGCATTGTTTATAGCATTAAATACTCTAACCGCTCCAGCAGACTTTCTAAAACCATCTGCTAACATGTCAGCCGTTGAGCCTACAACCTTTAATCCACCAGTCATGGCTCTAACAGCATTAACAGCATACGATGAAGCTACGGCACGACCAACAGCGTTAAACGACTTTACGGCTGCTGTAGCAGTAACATGCATTGCCTTTGGCAGAACATTACTAAACATACTGCCCAACTTAGCTACACCCTTAGTAACATCATCTATCTTTGATTTAATACCAGAAAAAGCAGTTACTTTTGGTATTGCAGCGGCAGGTGGTGTTGGCAAGGCTGGACCAAATACTGGTCTAGTCATTGGGACAGCAGAAGTTGCGCCAACAGTTCTGCGTGGATCTATACCCGTAATTCTTCTAAGCTTTGCCGCCCTTACATCATCAATCGCCCCGCCATCATCAAGTATTTTCTTACGAACTACTCCAAGTGTTTTTCTTCGTGAAGCCCTCATAACCAATGGATCGGTGTATGGAGCCAAACCACTTCTCGCTGAAGCGAGCCTTGCTGAATCTCTTGCCTTGTCGGTTATATTTATTTTCAACTTGTCGGCTGAAATTATTTTACCTTGGAATATGTTTGGACCTTGAAAGAAGTTTGGTCCTTTAAAGAAGTTGGCAAGAGACTTGTCAAAACTAACAGCCAATTCACCAAGCTTTTTAATAACTCCGCTATCTGTAGGAGCAATTTTCATTCCAGCAGGAAGACTGCCTACATTAACCTTCCGACTTGCACTAGGTGCTTTTGGTATTGGGGCTCCTGTTGGCGTTGGATAAAACGGTGCCGCTGCTGCCGCCGCTGCTGGTGCCACTTTTGCTGGTTTTGTTGTTACTGGTATTGATGCTGCCTTTAATGAATCAGTCATAACCGTGCTGGCTTTAGCAAGGTCAGTCAATCTCTTGGACGCATTTTTAGTTGCAATTTCTAATTTCTTCTTAGCCTCAACAAGAGCACTATTTTGAGCCCCCAGACCATTCTTTATGGTAGCCGCTTCTCTCTTTAGAAGTTCTGCTTTTGCTTTTTCAAGAGTATTAAGGCTACTACGAACTCCATCTCTAGCCTTTACTAAACTTGTCCCAGATTTTGTCGCTAATTGCTCAGCTGTATACGATGAAATTAATGCGTCAATTGCTGCAACATTCTTAAATTTTGCACCAGCCAACAGGGCGTTGGCTTTTTGCATAAGCTCTTCGCCTCTCTTAGACATTACGATTGTTGCAGCTGATGCATTAGTTGCTGCTGTCTTTACCTCTGTTGCAGTACTGGACGCTGTAGTTACTGTTTTATCTTTCACTTCCGCCGTTGTTGCTGCTTGAGTCGCCCCTGTATTTTCTGCCTGTGCTACTGTATTAGCCTCAGTTGCAACAATGTTCTTTGTTACCGCTGGGGTTGTAGATGGAGGTGTCTCTGGCTTCTCTCCAAGTACTCTGTTTAATATTTCATCGTTTTGGTTACGACTTGCCGTTGCTGCTGCATCCCTAGCTGTCTTCCTGGTATTTGGCTGCCCAGTCCTTTCTGATTCGCTTGACTTTACAGCCTTTCTAGCATTGTTAAACCTTCTTTGTTGAACTTCTTCTGCAAGCGCTTTTATTCTTGCTGACACCCCTCCCCCAGTAAGGGATGTCATGGATTTTATTGGTTCCCCCTTTATCTGCCCCTTTACACCAGCTAAGGCGAAAGTTCCTGAACCAACAGCGTCAATTAAAATATTGTTAGATGAACTAATCAAATCAGTGGTGTTCTTGAGTATCTTAGCAACACTTCCATTTGTTCCTTTAAACAACATTCCCAGTTTGGCTTTTGCTGCTGCGACATAACCAGATTTGCCGCCGCTATGAATTTCTGGAGTTTTGGCTATAGTGTGAAGAATATCTTGAACTTGTCTATCCAGACCCGCCTTGATGGTTTTTGCTGTTGCCTCATCCACTTGGGTGTTTAATAAATTAAAACCAGATTTAAGAACATTTCCAGTACCCTTAGGAGGTTTTGCAGCAACTGTTGCTTTAGCAACTTGGCGAATAATATCTTTTTCTACTTTGCTAAATTTTGCAATTGGAAGCTGGTCTACTAAATCATCAATTGATTTATCAACCAAGGTTGATATTTTAACCAACCCGCTCTTGACTGCCTGAGCGGCTCCCTTTCCTACTCCAGCCCCTGTTGGTAAATCCCCCATGCCTCCAGAAATTATTTTTCTGATTGGTTGTACAGTTCTACCGCCAGGACCAGAAGGAGATAGTACTTCTCTTTGTCTTGCAAAAGCTTTTGCAAGTTTCTCTCTAGCCGAAATTTTTGCAGGCGAAACATCTTTTTTCATATCTGCAAGTTCTGCTACAAGCTCGTCACCGCCATTTTCAATTCCTTTATAAAACTCTGTTAGACCGCCAACAACTTTTTTATTTTTTAATATTGCGGCTTCAGCGGCTGGATCAAATTCATCTGATGTTGGGAGATATTTAGTTAAATCAACACCCTTTCTTTCAGCCATCCGTCTAGCGGTTTCTTTTTTAACTTTTTTTAATTCCGCAGCAGTTGCTTTTCTGTTACCATCGCTTCCCGAAAGGTTTACATCTGCATCAAGAATGTCATCTGCCGTTTCAGACAAGCGAGATTTCAAATCTCTTATAATATTTTCGTCAGTAGAATCTAATATTTTTTGAGTTAATTTTTCTATTTCAAGATCATGTAATATTTTTGCCCTAATGTCTTTGGGAAGAACAACAGGGGAGCCTTTTTGACTTACAACCCTATCCATCCCGCCAACACGATCTGAGAATTCATTTGCATATCTAATTGGGTTATCTGGTCCAATGCCAGACCCGCTTGCTGTTCTACCACTAGTTAAGTTCTGAATTGCCATTTCTTCTCGCATCAGATTGCTTTCAGTGGTAAGTAATTGAGATGTTGCTTTTGATGCAGGAACTAATTTTTCGTGAATTGCGGATTTAGCCAGCAACAGCTCTTCTTGGAGAGCACTTATTTGCTTTTTATAGGTACCGCCAAGTTGTCTAGCAACATCAGTTCCTTGTTTTTCTACAATCTTCAAGTTAGATTTTGCTTCAGCCAAACTCTTTTCTATTGCTGCAATTTCAGCTTTAGGTCTTGTCGTGTATACCTCTTCAACGCCAGGAGGAGGAACAATACCTGGAGCGCTATCTGCAATGTTCCCAGATATAGCGTTAGCTAAAGTCTGAGCATCTCTAACTTTTCTCGCTGCTTTTGCGGCTTTTGCAGCATCATATTTACTTACCCCAGATACATCAGCTACCCCTTGTAGCATCTGGCTACGAGAATTTAACAACGAACTTTTTTGTGTTGCGCCCAATTTCTGACCAGATACAGAAGGAGTTAATCTATCCGTTAATAATTGATCAACTATAGGGAGATATGCAGGTTTTTTAATGCTTGGTGCGTTCCTTGCTGCATCACCAAATATCTTGTACTTGCCCCTATCAATTCTGCCTAGTGGTGTTGTAGATTTCTTTTCAAACTCCTTTGTAAGATTTTTAAAGAAGTCTGTTTTAGCTTTCTTGGTAAGTGCAATTTCTCTATCAACAGTTCTGATGAAATCATATTCTTCAGGTAATTGTTGACCAGCCGCTGTAAAGAAATCAGTAATTTCCTTATAGGTGAGTATTACCTTAGCTCCTTGACCAGTCGCAACTTTTGCTGTCTTTGTAGCGACTTTAGCAGCCTTGCCAGCACCCTTCGCCGCATTTTCAACTGCTGCAGTTGCACCCGCAGAAGCTTCTGTTAGAGCGCCAACCGTTCCTTCTACTGCAGCGACTGTATTTTTGGCAACAGTTTCTACTGCTTTCTTAACTTCAGCTGCAGCACTCTTAGGTGCTTTAACTTTAACTGTTGGTGTTTTTGGTGTTACTACCTTTGGTGTTTTTGGTACTACAGGTTCTGGCACCGTTACTACTGGTGTTTCCACAGGTACTACGGGTGGAGCACGAGGTGCCCGTGGTGTTCTAGTGCGAGCGGGTTTTGGAACTTCAGCAACTGCCTTATTAAATTCTTCAACAGAAGTACCGAGTGCTTCCAATTGAGCTTTAGCTTCAGCCGCAGCTCTTTCTACGGTTGCGACAACTGGGGCTCCAATTGTTGCAGCCGAAGGGATAGGCAATCTTCCTGGAAACAAAGAACCTTGTGGATGCATGATGGTAGGTGGAGGAGGAATGTAATTCGGTACGGTTGGCAAAGGAAACATTCCACGAGGATTCGGTTTGTGTATGTATGATGAAGGCGTAATCGGTGCGCCCGTTGGTGTTGGGTAAAGCGGGGCTGGCGTAGTAATCGGTGCGCCTGTTGGCGTTGGGTAGAGCGGTGCTGGTGTTCCACCACTTGTTGGTGATTTTGGAGTGCGTGATCCAGGGGTCGTACCAGGAGTTGTACCAGGGGCTCCACCACCAAATTTATTACCCACAAATGTATTATTTTGAAAGACCGTTCCTTTTAATGTTTTAGCAATTGTTTTAGCAGTTTTATCTACAGCGTCAGCAGAAGCTTTTGCAATCTTCGCAGGAACATCATTCATATCTGTTACAAGAGATGCTATTAACTCTTGGGTGTTGGGTAAGCCAAGTTTATCTGCACCACGCAATGTAGACTTAATAGATGCTAGGCTGTTAGGATCAGGCATCCCTCCTCGCTCTATCAATTCCCGAACTGGCTGATCAACCCCAGACAAATCAGGAGTCATTTTCCTACGACCTCGGAGTGTCGGACTGTATCCCGCCTTAGTTGGGTCTTGTGACAGCAGGGCTTGATCCCCATATTGGACCATTGAATTAAAGCCCTTCGTCATTTTTGGATCAATTATGATATCCGCTATGTCCATTAACTGAGATTTAACACCCTTTAATGATGCAAACAATCCGTTGGTTGACATAAACATCCTGCCAAATCCTTTAATAGCTCCGCCAAATAAAGCTTTAAATGTATTTGATAATAGGCTAACCATTGGAATTATTAATGCAAGCCCCATAAAAGCACCAATAAACTTCCTAGTTGTTACACTCAGCCCTTTGAAAAAATCTTCTATTTTCTGAACAACAGGAAGGATTGCTTTGACGACCACATCTACTATTGGAACAATTGCACGACCAAGACCCATGACTGATTCTCTTAATGTATCAAACCTCGTGGCGGCTGTATCAATTGACAATTGAAGTTCAATCTCCATTTGCTTACCAGCATATGCAGCTCCACCAACCGCTTCCATAAAGAATCCTTTTCCAGATTCCGTTCCAACTTTAGCGAGAAAGTCTTTAGTATCGCTGAAAAGACTACCAAGACTATCCGTAGCTTCTTTTTGAGCATCTTGAATTACTACTGCTCTTTTAGAATAAACACCATTCACTTTCTCTACTGAATCTTTATTTAAATTTGTTAGATCTAATATTTTCTTTAAACTGACCTCTTCCATTCCATTAGCTTTTAATCTAAAATTAACTTTATCTTCTAATTCTTTAGCTATAGCATTTTCGGCACTCCCAGTTGTTTCAAGTGCTTTTTGAAATTGAGCAAACTGCCTAATAGAAGTTTCCATTCTTGGACCCTGCCTAACACCAAACAGTCTTGCAAATAATTCCAAAGTTCCTTGCTCGCCTTTTATAGAGAGCAATGAATTAAAGCCATCAACTAATTTTTGAATATTTTCCATTCCAACACCCGCAGAGTATTCAAACTCTTCACCTAATGCGCTATTTAGTTCTCTAACAATTCCAGTATTTTGTTTTGTCATGGCAACCATTCTTTGCAATGAAACCTTAATGGAGTTTGCAGAAGCACCAACTTGGAAACCAGCAGCGACCATTGGAGCCAACATGGCTGCCGTGGAGCTCATTGATAGTCCAAAAGAAGTGGCGGCGGCAGACATTTCAGGGAACGCATCTGCAATATCTTTCAAGGAAAGCGTTGTTTTATTTTCCATTAAGTTAAATATCGCAAGCTGACCACGAAGCTGCTCAATGGTGTCGCTCATTTGCTCAACATTTGTTATGTCAAAAACGAATCCTTGTTGCTCCGCCGAGTCTCTTTTAACTCTCAAAATATTTTGATAAATAGATTGAATAAACTGTTGAGATTGACCAATATCAAGATTACCAAGTTTTTCCAATTGAACTGTCAACAGTGCTAAATCAGTAATTGCATTTGTTGGAACACCCAATTCAGCAAAGTCACCAGCAAGGGCTTGAACTAAAATTCTTGAAGTACCAAATTTTCTAGTAATTTGATCTAGCGCTGGGTTAAGTCCATCAACAGCTTTTCTTGCCGCAATAATCGCCTCTTCTCCAGTTCCAAATCCGTCAGATATTAATTTTGTTAGACGAACTTGCTCTCTTTCTAATCTTGTATAACTAAAAAATGCAGTTCTGAATATACCAATTAATGGCAAGGTAACATTTCTTGCCATCTGCATACCAACTCTTTGACTTTGAATACCAGACTGTTGTAGTCTTTTACCAAAGGACTCAATAGCATTTGATTTCATCGTCTTATTTAAAGTACCAACGGATGAATTCATTGAATTGAGATGGCTGGCTGTTTGAGCATACGATGAACTTAACGAGGAAGTCATTTTACCGCTAGCAGTAACCTTCTTTTGCGCCGCATCTAGGGCAAGAAGTGATGCTGTATTCTGACGCACCATTGAATTAGATAGAGCCAGCTCTTTACGATATATAGCAATGGATGACCCCAAAACGCCAACACTAGATCTTGTTGCTTTTAAAACCGAATTTAACTGAGTCTGAACATTAGTATTTTGTATTGCACTTTGAGATAATTGAAGTAGTTGCTGTGATAGACCGCCAACACCTGCCGCCAATGCAGAAACGGACTCAGCGCCAGTGACGCTTGCATCAATTCCTATTTTTGCCGTGAGATCACCAGTGTCTGACATAATTCATCCAATTATAAGTATCGCATATTAGGACAATTAAAGCAACGAATAATGATTCATTTTTTTTTATTTTAACTGTTGTCAATTAATTATACATAGACTATGCGTAAAAAATATCACTTTATGATTCATTAGTTTCTACGGGCGTAACTTTAACTTGCTCATAACCCATACCGAAACTCATCTGTTGAATTTCATGAACAGGAGTTGCAACAAGAGGAGCTGGGTCGTACCAGTCATCATCAAAATCTACTTCCGCACCCTGAGCAGCAGCAGCTATCTTCATAGCTACGCTTGTTTCAAACATTGCAGCTCTATACAATAGAAATAATTCATTTAATGTCAAACTGGATTCAAGCTCAGAGAAGTTTATCCATGCGCCAGTTCTAACAAAAACTTCAGATTCGTATTTTAGAAGAGGGAGATCTTCCCATGATTGGTCAGATGAACCAGCCCCCTCTTCGCCTAGAAGGAAGGGTCTGATCCCATTGCTGCTGCCATCAGTTCACCGAATGAACGAAGGTCAAGCACATCTTCAAGTTTTTCTTTATTATTACCCAATTCAGGGTCAACTGCTGCCAAAGCAATTCCTGCGGCTTCAACCATGATGTCAATATCTTCATCATTCAAGGTATCTTCGCTCTTCAGGTCTTTAACAACTTTCATAAACTTTCTAAGATTACGAATAGTCAAAGGCTTAATTGTTCTTGTCTTACCATCAGCAAACATAATTTCTGTGCCTGCTGTAATATCTTTATTTTTATCGCTCAAAATATTCCATCCTTGTGTCTAGTTCCAAAGGGTTTCGCCCCTCAAACATTAAGTTTATCACAAAATGTAGAGGGGCGTTGCCTTTAAATAAATTATTTTTCTGTATTAATTATGCGGTTTGATCAACGATCTTGCCGTACTCATAACCAGTATCTGCTACTGTTGGCAAAATTCTAAAGCCAACTGTAAACATTGTTGCTTCTGCACGCTTCATGCTGATTGAGGATGATTCCATTGAAATCGCACGCTTTGTGTAGAATGAACGGGTAAGAGTTGAACCTGCTGTTGAGCCAGGTGCTGTACCTGTCACAACCAAGCCCTTCTCGTATGGGATTACTCCCTGTGCACCGAACAAGAATGTCTTTGTGTTTGCGCCATCATTGTTAGCAATGATGTCATCTCCACCAGTGGTGTTATCGTAGTTCCAAGCAAGTGCGAGGTTATTAAGTGTACCCTCCGCAAGTGTTGTCTTAACCATAACTTTAACCTTTGATTGAATTACTTTAGCTGCATCGCCAAATTGATCAATCTCAATGTCAACCATGTCTGGTTCCCACGAAATTTCCAAACCGTTTTGTGTTGCACCAATGTCAGCAAAGTTGTTCATTGCTGCGATGGTTGTTGCGTTAGCGTTGGTACCCAATTTAAGGGTTGCCTCGCCAACAATAATGTTAGAAACATTAACTGCCATATTACTTCCTCCTATTTATCCAGGCGGAATATCTTCCTGCCCTTCTTGTCTCGCCATTTGGCGATCCTATCTATATCTTTAGTACGGATCTCGCCTTGACGATTTCCAATACCCAGACCTTTATTCCATTCAAACTCGTAAACAGTGTCACGAAGCTTGACTACATAACCAGAACTTTTACCAATGTATGTTATTGTACTATACTCCATATCTTATTATTTTACCACACTTCACTAAACATTGTAGATTTTAAAGTCTAAATTCATTCTATACCAGCCTTCTTTTTCCAAAGGAGCGGATAGATTAGCCCCTGTTTGGTATGAAGACAATATCCTGGAGTTTGACCCAGTAATCCCACCAGCTTTAGCGACTTGATCACCTTTGCTTAAAATATACAAAAACCTTTCAGCAAGCTGGAATAGCCTATCAGCATTTGTATCAAAAATACAATAACGAATGTTATCTTTCCGTACCCAATGCGCCTCAACAGATGGGACCATTGGCTGGTAATAGTAAATAACAAAAGGGGCAGTTTCTCCATTGGTAGCAACCACTGGGAAGAAGTTCATAGTTTTACCAGCAATGTTTGCCAAAGTTGCATCGGCAATTAATGCTGTGTTGATGTCATAGACACTAAGCGCCATATGTAACCCCCATATTTCTAGATACTGCAGTTTTTATATTCTCTAGAACATTGGATGACATTGACTCAACCATGACAGAGAACTGCTCTCCCGTGGAGTTTTCAAAATGATACATCTCTCCAACATTAAATATGACATCAATGCTTTCTCCACTACGGATGGATGGCTCTACATTTTCAAAAATATCCCCATATTGATCAACAACATCACTCATAATGGTAGATTCACTTGCCATAATCCCCTCTGCAACTCCTGACTCAATGTCCATAGGAATTCTTTCCAACCTAGCAAGTAATAACGATACTTGATCACTTACATTTACTTTCATTATTCTCCCTCCACAACTCTTCTTAGAGAAACTTTAACAGAATGTTTTCTGCCCGAAAAAGAAAAATTAGGCTGGATTCCAATAATTTCAAAAGTATCACTATCTATTAAGTTTGAATAACGATCAACAATATTTTTAACTCTATTGCTGTATGTAATGTATTCTGCATATTTAGCAGGGACAATTAATTCATACTTCGGTAAGTTGTCTTGATATGGAGCAACCCTTCTTTCACTGGTGTTATTCGCTTCAAGTGGCGCTTGGAATTGTCCAGGAATTGTTGCAAGCATTGTGAATGCGGCAACTTTCTGCCCAGCGGCGCTAGTTGTTATTGTCTTTTGATAGACATCACATTTATGAGTGAATCTTAAATAAGAACCATTTGACATTAGACCACATAATCCATAATAAACAATGTGTAGTCCATCAACAAAACATCTGCATCAATATTTCCAGTTGATTCATAGAAGTTATCACTTGTTTGAATTTTTAAAATATCCATATCTGCGGAGTGGATGCCATGCCTTCTGTATTCAGAATCATTATTCATCATGTCTTCAAGCAACAAATCCGCTGCCTGCTCAATATTATTAGGAACAAATTGCCAGCCGAAGCTGCCCTCAATCTTGTAAGAATCAGCAGCGTTAAATTTGTTTGTCGTAATGACTGTTTGAACGCTATCCAGCATTGATCGCTTAAACTGAATATAGTATGTACTTCCAAAGCTGTGCGGTTCCTTTGCTTTCTCTATAGCGGTGTAGGATGCATCTGAAGAATCATACAGGATGGCTTCATCGCTCATCCCCAGATTTAAAGTAACCTTCGTTAAATCTACAATTGGGTAAGGCAAATGTAAGGTTTTCTTATTTGTTCCAGGAATTTCAATATACTTTGTCGGATAATAGTCAAATTGTTGACCGCAAAATGTGTTAATGATATTTCTTACTTTCTTTTCCATTTTATCAAACTTGTCATACCAGTCATCTTCCAGTTCGGGATGATCCTCAAAGAAGTCATCAGCCGTGATATAAGGGGTGTAGACATTTATATATTGCGATTTTGTATAGGAAGTGCCAGAGACAGTATATGTAAAATCAGCACGATGCCTACCCGCTGAGTTCAGAACATAATGACCAGATGCCAACTGTCCATAAGTGATTGTGTAAACACCTGCCGAAGATCTAGTCGCTGCAGTTGGTCCGCTTACAAGCGAACCGAACTCATGGTACAAACTTACAGAGACCGCATTTGAAGTTGGGTCAGAAGGAAGGGTTAAAGTAAGTGTCTTACTTGTATCTAATTTTACATCATCCATAATACTCAATTATATCAGAGAAGGTATTCTAAGCCTTAGAATGTCTGCATTGCTACAGACACCTCAATATCACTGACTAATGTATTTAAATTAGACATATCAATTGCCCCGCTGATGTCAAAGGACACAATGGTGTTGCTTAAGTCTTTATAAAACAAAACACCATCAGCATAATTAATAGCAATTTCACCATATTCCAAAGTAGCTGGAGCCTGCGATGTCGTGCCTGAATTCTTTATTTTTATGACATTAGCCATTTATGACTCCTATACTTAGAAAGTACCACCATCAATAGTAGCAGTATTCGCAGCAAGCGCTGCCAATTGAGAGCTATAGGCTTGAACATCTGTACCAATTGCAAGACCTAATGCAGTTCTTGCATTACCAGCAGTTGTTGAACCAGTACCACCGTAAGCGATAGCTACAGCAGTTCCTTGCCATACACCAGTACCAATTGTTCCTACAGATGTAAGACTTGAGGTAACGACACTTGAAGCCAAAGTTGTATTTGAAAGTATTGCTGAACCGCCAATATAAAATGACTTACCAGCGACAATATTAAAATGCTCAGAAGATGTCCAAGCGTCTGTAGCGTCAATCCAGTTAAGTGTCTTATCTGTTGCGCCAAGAATTGTAATACCAGCACCATCCGCTGTAACATCTGTTGGTGTCGCAACATTGGCAAGAACAATATTCTTATCTTCAACAACCAGTGTTGCTGTATTAAGAGTTGTTGTATTACCATTAACAACTAAATCCCCAGAGACTGTAAGGTTATTTGAAATAGTGACATTGGCTGGAAGACTTAGTGTGACAGCTCCTACACCAGAGTTGGAAACTGCGATTTCATTCGCCGTCCCTGTCAAACCAGTTACAAGGTTTGTAGCTCTATCACTAACTTGTGAAGCAGTGATTGAAATAGTTGTATTTGCAGCGGCAGTTAAACGACCTTGTGCATCAACAGTGAATGTTGCAACAGATCCAGCTGCACCATAATTGGCTGCTGTAACCGCTGTGTTGTCAAGGTTAATGGTAATTGTATCGGTTGCCCCAGCAGTTGCTGTAAGACCTGTACCACCTGAAATTGTCAGGGTATCACCAGATGTAATTGTCTGACTTGTACCGCCATCGCCAGCAAGGGTGAATGTTGTTGTAGCATTAGATACAGCACCATCAACATAAAGCTTAGTAGCTGCATGACCGTTTGC